GTAGAAAGAGTTTTAAGGCTAGACATGCTAAGAATATAGCAAAAGGTAAAATGTCAGCCGCATATTGGGCAAACAGGGTGAAGTGGTAATATGGCTAAAGATTATTTGAACGTGATAGAAAGGGCCCTCATGATGGGAATCAGTGACAAAATCAACAATGATGTCACAGGAGACGTATTTGTTTACGGAGAGTTCCCAGAGACTGAGGATTTAAAGTTCCCAGCTGTCATCGTTCAAATGATTGGGTCAGGGTTTGAAGAGCAGTTCTTTGGTCAAGACGTTACATTTGGTGCTAGCGGGGCGACTGGAACAGGTGAAGTGTATGGAGTTCAGTATCTAGTTCATATAATATGTGAAAAAGAAACATCACTAACAATCAGCGGTGATGTATATAAACAACGTAAACTGTTAAATTGGTTCATGTTAAATATAGCAAATCATATAGCAGATATAAATTGGACTATATATGAAGAGGAAGAATTAGAAGTTTTAGAAAGACACCTCGATGCGTGGAGAGATATTGGATTCTTAGAAAATTTACAATGGTATGGTGCTACAGCACAGTTTACACTATACTTTAAGAATTTCAGGACCTGATGGACAACATTAGAAAGTTTGCTACGGTAGCAGGTTTTATACCTCAACTAGGTGTTAGGGGTAAACCACGTAATTGGTTACATCAAAGTAGAGAAGGTTCTAAGTTCCAAATGGTAGAACAAGCTACTTTACTAGGAGCAGGTGGTAGTGGTGGTGTTGCAGTAACTCAGGGTAGAGTACCCGGTAGTGCTGTATGGTATCAACACGCTAACAATAGAGCAGGTAGCTTAGCCTATGAAAAACAACTTTCTAAACCAAAACGTAATATAATAGGTTTAGCAACAGGTGCCTTTGGACCTGCAAATATATCAGATGTTATAGGTATAACTTCAGACCATAAAGATTTAGAACAAAAATTTATCAAAAAAGCTTTTAGGACATTCAATCAACAAGTAGCAACATATTCTAAATCGTTACTTTCTGAAATTAATAATACAGCAGGATTAGGTAAAAGAGACTACGGTAAAACTGATATAAGACCCACACCGGGTGCAGATATGCCAGAAGAACAAACCATAGCAGCTACAGATTACATAGGTGGCGATGTTAGTGCAGCAGAAGTAGTAGGTGGTAAACCAATAGGTCTTACAAACAAAACAGATATTATTTATAATATTGCAGGAAAACTAGTACATATTGAAGCAACAGAAAAAACTATAGCAGAAGGTAGACACCACGGTTTAACTCAGAGAATACTTACAAAAAGCCAAATAGATGAAATGTTAGAATTAGAAGATGGTGGTAGAGAAAAGATAACTAAAGCAGTTAGACAACACCTTAATGATGAAATAACAAAGAACTGGAATCCAACTATTAGAGGTATAAAGAAACTAGCACAAGAGTCATATGGTGTTATGAGACCAACACCAGAACAAATGAGATTACCTACTGGACCGGGTACAGGTACTAAAATGCCCAACAGCCCAGACAAAACAGCTGCTTCTATAGGTAAAAAATCTTTAGCTATTGTTCTTAAAAAATACGTGCAAGAAAACACAGCGCAAAACACACACGCTAATATAGCACATTTATTACACTCCATAGGTACATTCAATTCTCATATGGGTAAAGGTGTGATGCACGGTTTAACTGTATCTCATAAACCACATGTATCGGTAGCCGCTCGACTAGAACAATTTAGTCCAAAGGCTAAACAAGCATATGAATTTAAACAGGTTAAAAAAGTAGGTTATTACTCAGGATTTGTAAGTTTAGGTATACTCAAAGAAAACTACAAAGGGGCTTATTTTTCTACAGAAAAGGCACAAGATAAAATGAAGGCTGCACATTTAGGTGTAAGGTTAGGAGTAGCAGGAGATATAGCAGTCAATACAATAGCGTCATCAAATGCTAGTTTGGGTATCAAACCAAGAACTGGATTTGCATATTATATTCCTTCTGACAACAAAACAAGACAAGCAGCGTTAGAGGACTATGCAGGTAAATTATTAGACGACATGGCAACCGGAATACAAGGACCTCAACAAAAAGGCGTTGCTATGGCAGTGGGCAAACGTTTTCAAAGCCATATGAATAGGGTTGAAATGGCATCTGTAAAAAGAATGAATTTATCAAAAGAAAGAGAATATCGCTTCTGGGCTTCACCATTCTATGGTATTGGTATACAAAACTAAGCATATATAGCTATATTAAGAGAGTATAGGGAGATTAGTAGAGCCCTATGGCCTCATCGAGGGAAACCTTTATATACTAGCGTGCCCTACTTAATTATGTTAGCGTAGGACGCTACGCAGGAGAAACTAAAAATGGTATATTTCCTAGGAAGAGATGTGAAGGTTGCAATCACCACCGAAGATACAACACATGGAGTTGACATTTCGTCAGCTACACCAGATGTAGCAGCAGCAAGTTCAGGCGACGTTGCCTCTGGCGATGTCATTGAAGTGTTACCTACAGATGTAACAGCTATCTTTGATAGTGGTAGTAATTACAATCCATTCACCGATGTAACCGGTGTCGATTTGACATTAGGTAAAATAGACGAAGATATAGCTTACATGGGTCAGAGAACTGCCCTAAAGGCCGAAATAAAAAACGAATCCACACTTGTAATTACTAAGAAGAAAAGTAACAAGTTCTGGGACCACGTATTTATGGATGCAAGATATGGTATAGGAACCGACAACGCTTTGGTTGATGGACTTTCACAACCCGGTGTCCAACACGGATACAGACTTTATGTAGCTTTAAAAGATGACGGCTCAGAAGTTATTACATTACCAAACTGTACACTTACAGAAAAAACAACTTCATTGAACGTCGATGGAACAACAGAAGAGACATTAACTTTTATGACTCACGTTGACCCATTGATTGACACTGACGTAACATTAACTGCAACTACTACATCCACACTCTGAGGTAAGTTAAATGACTTACTTCCTTGGACGAGATGTTTTATGTTCTATGACCACAGAGCACGATTTCTGTGGAATATCTGTTTCTATGGAACAGGGAGCAGCATATGCAAACAATGTAAGAATAGCACAGGTAGCTAGTATAAACGCTAGTACAGATGTTATTACTACATCAGCAGCCCACGGATTAACAACTGGTGACCCTATACAGTTTACGCAAGATGGTACAGATGCAACTGTAGGTTCTACTAACATAGACCAAGGTACGATATACTTTGCAAATGTTGCAAGTGGCACTACTATCACTGTACATGAAACACATGCAGCAGCTATAGCAGGAACCGGTAAAGTAGATTTAAGTGACTCAGAAGCTACAACAACTAATATCACAAGAGAATTAAATGGTAACTCTGACAATTCAAGTCCAGATACTTTCGTATTCAATAGAGCATATCCTAAGTATACTGACGCTGGTGGTATGCAAGATATCACAGATTCTGGTACTTCAGCTGCACCATTAGCAGGCAGTGGTAGTAACAAAAATGTAATATCTGATTTAGTTGGTATAGATTTAACACTTGGAAAACAAGACGAAGATATAGCTTTCTTTGGACAACGAACAGCTTTAAAAGCCGAAATCAAAAATAATGTAACTTTAGCATTAACTAGGAAAAAATCTGATGGACGCTTTGAAATGTTATTTAACAAAGCAAGAGATGGTTTAGTATCTTATACGTCTACAGATAAAACAGCTAAAGATATAGATTCTGCTACAGCTGTAGCATCAAATGTATTACCTGCTGTTGGAACTGTTGTTTTGAATCAGGGACCGGCAGAGGGTGTAGAAAGACAACCTAACCAAAATTTTGGTTACAGACTACACTTACAACTAAAAGCCAGCACTGAAGTTTTATCTTTACAAAACATGTGTATGCAAGAATATGCAGTTTCATTTAACCCAGATGGTGTAACAGAAGAAACTATAACATTCTATGGATTTATAGAACCTAAGATTGATACCGCTGCTTTCAGTACATTAACTACGGCGGCTGAACTATGAGCTACGAACTGGAAATGTATACTGCTGACGGTAGATATAGAATTAAAGATGGAGAGGGTAACGTTGTTGATAACGGACCCCTTTCCATGGACGATGCATTACAAGCGCTAGCAGCTCTTGTAAATCCTAAAAAGAAAACAAATAAAAAGAAGAAGCAAAAGAAGGAGAAAAAGAATGACGGAGAAGAAGAATGAGATATGGACTATTGAAGAGTTAGTCTCTTTAACCGAAACCATACAAACAAAAGAACTAGAATATAATGGAAAAACTATACCATTACAATGGTGTGAGTTGACCGAGTCTGAAGAACCTCAGATGGGACTACCAGACGCTAGCTTGTCAGAGGAAGAGCAAAACTCACATTTTGCTAAATTGGCAGGTGCAAGAGTATTGAACATGATTTCAAAAGCAAATGACAAAAACCCTGACGGTGCTGTTATTACACCTGAGTCATGGCCAAAACTACCAACTACACTACGATGGCAAGTATCAAACGCCATTATGCAATCAGATAATAAAACACAAGCGGATTTTTAGAATGGATGAGCTACTCACCAGAAATGGTGACTATGTTCATCCCTTTAATGAAAGACCTGAACTTGAGTTGGTCTGAACTAAAAGCAACACCCCGTATAGAACTTAGGGGCTTAGCTACGGCATTAAGTGAATTTAATGTTTTACATTCTTTTGATGGTTACGATGCTAAAGACATTGACAATCTAGCAAAGGACAAACCCTCTGTTAGACGAAAATACAACGAATATCTCAGTAAACGTAGACAATACGGAGTAGAAAAAGGAGCTAAATCCTTTGACGCATTACGATAATGGCAACATATGCATACCGAGAACAAGCACTAATAGAATTAGTTGCTGAAACAAGCCACGCTCGAAGGGAGCTTTCTAGCGTAAGTAAGATTGGTAAACAATTCCAACTAGACCAGATGAAAGCTTCTTTAGAAGCACAGGCTCAAATAGACAGTGCTAGTAGAAAAACTTTTAGAAATTTAGAATCTGATTTAAAAAAGGCTAACCAAGTAGCTAATGATGGAAGAAAGGCAGCACTAGCTGCTTTCCAAGAGACAGCAGTAACACAACCTCCAGCAGGTTTAGATGGTGATTTTTATGATAGTCCTGATTTAGCAGCTGAACATAAAGCACAGTTAAAGGCTATGGAAGGAAATATGAATGAATTCCGTAACCGTATGGCTGCTATGGATATAGATGTAGGTACAGGAGCTACGATAGAAGAGGATATGGACGCCACTATGGGTGGTGACGCTGATGTAAGAAAGAAAGGTCTTGCAACTATGAAGCAAATGCAAAATCTTCAAAGGGAAAACATCAGAAATATTAAAACAGAGATAGAATTACAAAATCAAAAAATTAGTAGATTAGCTGAAGAAGCTAAAAAAGAAGTAATGTCAGCAGCTGCTAATGAAAAAGCTGTAGCAAAACAAAAAGAAGCTATAAAAATTCAAGAAAAAATAACTAAAGACGCTGACAAACGTACTAAAGCTGGTAAAAAAGAAAAAATAATCCTTGCGTCTATGAAAGATGACTTAAAAAGGATGCAAGTTGACCAGAAAAATCTAGATAAAATAGCTAAAGCTAAGTTAGATACGGTTAAACACGAGAAAAGAGTGGTAGCAGGTCTAGGAGATGAGTTAGGTGATGTCAAAAGAGCTAACGAAGACTTAAATAGAACATACCAAACTGCTTTAAATTTAAATCAATCGTTATCAGCTGTAGAAAGTAAAAGAACAAAAACTGAAATAGAAGCCGTTAGAAAAGCAACTAAAGAAAATGGTAGATTAAATCGTAAGAAAAGAGAACAACAACAGCTAGATAGAACAAGAGGACAACTAGCTAAAGAGTTCAATGGTCAAATAGATGCTATGGCAACCTCTTTTAAAACTACATTAGTTACCTCAATAGCAGCTTCTACAGCAGCAACCACAGCTTTCTTCAATAAATTGAACGATGTTAACAGTACGTTTATGGCTTTCGAAGAAGAGTTAATGAACGCACAATCTATTTTCCAAGCATCAGATGATGTTTTATTTGGTTTGTCTGACCAAATAATGGACTTCGGTAACAAATATGGTATTTCTACAGAACAAGCTTCTCAAGGTTTATATACTTTAGCTTCGGCTGGTTTAGATGCAGAAGAGTCTATGATGGTTTTAAATAACACTTTGAAGCTAGCTATGGCTGTACAAGGTGACCACGAGACTGTTGCTAAATTAACAACACAAACTATATTTGGTTTTGGTATGGAAATGTCTGATTCTGCCGAATTGACAGATAAGTTTGCACATGCTATTAACAAATCTTTGATTGAATATGATGATTTAGCTAGTGCAGTTAAGTTCTCTATGCCTTTCTTCGTGTCTACAGGACAGAGTATAGACCAATTACTTGGTTCTTTAGAGATATTAACGAACCGTGCATTAGAGGCAGGTATTGCAGGTCGTGGTTTAAGACAAGCATTGGCTGAATTTGCACAGCATGCAGAAGATAACACCGCTGCATTTGCTAAAATGGGTGTTGAAATTACAAATGCTGATGGTTCTTTCAAGCAATTAACAGAAATAGCTAAAGAATTCCAAGTTGCTATGGGTCCAGCAGCTACTGATGTAGACTTAATGACTACATTACTTGAGGATTTAAATGTTCGTGGTGCTACAGCTTTCGTACACTTAGTACAAAACGCTGATGAATTTGAACATGCAGTTAATGATTTAGCAAATTCTTCTGGTTCTGCTACAAAAATGGCAGATATCCAGCAACAATCTTTAGCTAGAAGTATAGATGTTATAAAAACATCGTTAAAGACGCCATTCATGATGTCTGATGAAGTTGGTAAGGCTAAAGGATTTATGAATGAATATGCTATGACACTGCATGGAATAACTGAACAACTAAAAGGTTTGTTTGTAGTGATGGAAGATGAGAAAGTCAAAGGGCTAACTCCACTAGGACAAACATTAAAAGACACAGTTATTTTTGCTTTGAAGGAGTTTGGTAGATTACTTGAAGATGTAACTACCATGATGAAAGATATGACTTCAGATGGTAGAGATTTAACTGGTATGATAACATTAATGACTATGCCACTAAGGCTAGCAGTCAAACTATTAGGATTCTTAGGACCTGAAGTATTAGAAGCAGCTATACTCTTCAAAATGGTAAATGGTATACTTCCTATAACAAACGGTATAATAGCTATGAATACTATGTTAATAGAGAAAAACATAGTTGCAAAGATAAAAGATATATTCGCAGGTAAAGCACAAGTCTTATCTATTCAATCTATAGGTATGGCATACTCTAAATTAGCTTTATCTCAAGCTGGAGTATCTATAGCTTTATTTGCTATGATAGCAGCGATAAGAGTTTTTGCAAAGGATAGTCCTTTGATGGCAGCAGGTATAGGTGCCATAGCTGGTGCATTTATGGGATTGGCATTAGCTATACAAGTTTTAAAGTCAACTAAATTAGGACCAGTTGGTTTCTTAGCTATTGTAGGAGTAACTATGGCAGCGTTTGCTGCATTAGGTGTAGCTATGCGAAAAGTTATGGAACCTCCATCAGCAGCTGATTTCTCTGTTGGTTCTTCTTTAGGCGGTGATACAGGAGAAGGTGCTGGAGCCTTCTCATCATCTATATATGATACAGGAGGACGTATTCCTATGTATGAAACTGGCGGACCTAAAGGTATGGGCTTAGGGTCACGACATCAAACGGTTATGGTTGAACCGGGTGAAACAATAATTCCAAAGACACAAAATATGCTAGGAGCAGGAGGCATAACTTTAAATATAGGGGGCGACATTGTAACTAATGACGCTGAAGACTTTGCTGCTAGAGTAGCCACTGTTTTACCAGAGGCGTTAAGAAAACAAAATGATATGGGTGGTATTTAATGGTAAAATTCCGAAGAAGGTCAGAGTTTAAAAGTTTTGCAGAAGTAAGTGCTGCATTACCCGATTTATATGATAGTATGGGAGGACTTAACTATGGTAGAAGTTTCTCAGTAGGTGGTAATGATAGAGCCACAATAGATAGTTTAGGCTTCAGTAGTGTAAAGGGTGGTACAAATATAAGTAAACTTATGTTTAAAACTAAAGTAGCACCACTACCTCCGTTTGGCTCTGGACAACCAGTAGCTGGTGAAACACACTTTTACGTTAATGATATATTCATGGAAGAAGGCTCTACTACTACACCAAGTTTGGTTATGTATAAGATGAAACAAGGTTCAGCTGGCTTTGGCTCAACAGGAGCTTTAGCTTTCCCTAAAGGTGAATCTAATCCTACAAATCGTCAACACAAAGGACATGTAACTGCTATATCTGCTAACATGACTGATTATATAAGTGATGAAGAAAAGTTTACAGGTGAAGCCTCTAAGTACGGTTACATGAGTGATACAATCTATACTCCTCTAGCTAGAAGTATAGTAGCTAAGAACGCACCTTATATCGAAGTAGAAGATGCTTATGAATATGGTGCTCAATTTACTTTTTATGGTAAACGAAGAAGTCACAATATGTCAAAGAAAGAACTAAGACGTAAACACGGAAAGAAAATATCTGGAGACATAGGGCAAGGTGAAGAGCGTACCGTAATATTTTTAACAGGTTCTGGTTCAGATTCAATAAACGGACATGATGCTAGTGACCATTATGTATGCCATCTTAACGATTCTTATTTACCAAAATATAATCTTTTTGTACCAAAAGCTCAAATAGAGAGTAAGATAAAGGGAATATCTGAAACTGTTATAGATAGTACAAAGGATTACAATAATCAAGTAACTCCGGGTAATTCTTTTTTCCATACAGTAAAGCAAGATAAAGAAATGCTTCTAGAAGGTGATAAAGGAGATGACCCAACCCTGATTGGTACTTGTATATCTAGATTTAGTACTAAAAATACATTACGACAGAATGGACAATCTATGCAAATGTATTCATACTGGATTGGTCAAGGTGATTCAGAAAGTGGTTCTGACCAAGCTACAGACCTTACAGACGCTGATATGTATCATCCTGTACTAGGAGATGCTCAAATAAAATCATTAAGTTCTAATGCTCAGTTCCCAGTGCAAGAAACATTTGCAAGTTATGGACCTATGCCTTTCCCAGCTGACATATTTCCAAGTTACTATGGCGATATACCCATGACAAGAGTAACAGGTAACCTGTTAGACAAATCGGCTGATACGGTTGTAAAAAGTAGTCATGGTCTTGCCGCTGGTACTAAAGTTATATTCCCATCTAATTCTGGTATTTTCCCAGAAGCTATAGGTGTTTTAGAGGAAAATAAAAGATATTATGTTTCTTCTGAAGGTCGTTCTTCTGGTGTGTTTAAACTTACTGAAAATAAAGATGCTTCTGGTGTTATAGATTTAGCTGATTTATCTAGCGACACAGACGCAGATGTTATAATGTATGTTCAAGACCCTGATGATACAACTAATCACCATGATTTTAATACATACTCTAATGGTACAATAGAACTAGATTTAAATTTTGAGAATCTAGAGGCTGCACAGATGTATACCGATACATCAAACAAAATATCTTTAATCAAACGAGCGTTTATTATAACATTAGGATACTACAAACCTAGTGCTTCTGAGACATTCACACAATATTTAGATAGACACTCTTCGTTTTCAGATAAACTTGACAATGAACTATACTTAGAAGATGCAGCAAGTGGCTCTAGTTCTATCTTGGCTAACAACAGACCTATTATGGGATGGAGTTTTATCAAAACTGTGGGCTCAAGTCAAGACTGGGCAGATGGAATACACATGATTGATATGGATAAATGGAAGTTAAACACTAATTCTGAAACATCCGGTATAGGTAATGCAGATATATTTATCCTTGAAAGCACTGATACTGAAGCAGTTGGTAATGCTTGTGTTAAAACTTCTTTACCTGTGGGTAATTATTTTACCTTCAAAGTACAATTTACAAATACTCAAACAGGTGACCCTGATAGAATTGATTATGGTTTATTCGATTCAAAAACAGATAAACCTTTAGCAAAATCTGATTTCCAAGAAAATGATGCTGGTGATGAAGAAATCGATTTAGATGCTAAGACTCATCACATAGGAGACTTTTATAGAATAGATATACCTTGGACAGGTAGAGCCACTGCTGATTCTACAGATGGTATGCAGTTTTGGCGTAACGACTTTAATGATTATTTCTCAATGAATGATGCACAAAATACATATAATGGTAAGGGAGGTGGACCACACTATAAAAGGGCACTATGGCCTCGATATCTAACACTCTGGTTAACTAATATGAATAATAGATGCAGTGAAAGTAACAGAGATAAATTTTTAGAAAATGATGGTGGTGAAACCACAATAGACAGTGACACTATAAGAAGAGCTACCTCAAGTAGTGTATTTATAGACGGTATACGTTTCCGTAATTTTAATTATAGTCACTCTAATGCAACTATACCTGTAGATGGAGGTTGGAACCCTAACGAACTTATCATATCATCACCACAAAATAATACTGCTATGCATGATTTTGCTGAGAGTCATGATACCGTAAAGTTACCCGGTTATTCTTTCTTACTATTTGGTACTGATACCAAAGGAGATTTAGACCCAACAGATGGAAAAGACTCTGGTCTTATGTTGCATGGTTTCAAAACAGATTTATCTAATAATCAACCATTGAAAGATTCTTTCTGTTTCTTTACAACTAATTATATAGAAGACGCTTTCCCTACATCAGGTACATTATTTACTAGTTCTCCAACTTCAGCAGCACCACCTGCTTCTATAGGCGCTGGAGCAGAGTTTTATTATGGTGGTCAATGTAGAGTACATACCCAAGGTGGAGGTGGAGGTCATTCTGGTGAGGGTACAGTGTACGGACAGCCAGAGCAAAATGCTGCGTCAGGGAACGCAGTTGTATTAGGTGATGAGAGTTCTTCACCTACAGGAAGTATAGATTATTTTACACAAAAGGGTTTTATTAATTTTAAAGGTCAGTTAGATGGAGGTAGTAGTAGCGACAGCGGTAGTGCTTTAAATTTGATAGCAGGAATAACTAGTACCTATCCTACCATAGCTAGAAGAGAAATGGCTATGGCATCGTGTAGAGTTTTACGTAATGTAGGAGGAGGTATATTTAAAGTTGATACTACAGTACCTTTCTTACAGGGTAAAGATGACACATATATAGCTTATTTATATGGCGCATCGTACAGAGAGACTACCGAAAACCCTGAATTCAAGACTGCCACAGAGGGTGGTGACGGTTTTACCACAGCTAGTAATATTAAACTAGTACAAATAATTGACCAAAAACATGTAAAATTAGAATGGGACGGTAAATCTAATCTAGGAGCACCGATGGCTACTGAGATGCAATTACCATATCTGATGATATCACCTAAAAAATTCTGGTTTGGTATTAGAATTAAAAACTGGGAAGAAACTATTATAGATAATGGTTCGGGACAGGGACAAATAAGTCACAGAAGTTTACCAACTAAATTATATTCAGCAGCAAATTTGGTAAGAGAGCAGAGTGGTAGTTCTTCATTCCCAGCTAAACCTATACAAAATCACTATGGAGTTTTTGGTGCTACATATAATGAGTTTTTATTTTCAGATAGTCCTACAATAACAGGTGCTTACGAAAATGCATGGAAACATGCTATTGATGAAGAAGAATCTATTATAGATAATTCTGATTTTGGTTTTGGAGCGTTTACTGATGATGTTGATAACGGTGCTTTTATATCTAAATTAAATCCTAAAACAAATTCACCTAATATATTTAAGATGGATAAATTATTCGAAGCAGGAGATGTACCTGAGTTGGGTGAAGAAGTTGGATTTATATTGTCATCAGAAGACCCAGTATCCAAGCATGAAGTAATATTTAGAAACACAACCATTGCTACACCATCAAGTGGCTCAGTACCAAGTAATTATGTAACTGGCGAAGGAGCTAACAATGCAGGTGTATCTGTGGCAACAACGGCAGCTGTAGTAGGTCAGGATACATATGGTATACCACAATTCTTTACAGTTTTCGAAGATGACTTGCCATCTACACCACTCTTTAGTGTACAACCTTCTAAAGAGGATGAATTCTTACCTGAGTTCAAATGGGATGCAGGTGATGATGATTTATGGTATGGTATGATTATAATAGACAAAGAACCTGTAAACTCACAGTATCATGGAGCTATACTACATTTACCTCTAAATGATGAAGGTATAGACATGAGAGCTCCTTCTACTGTTGCACATGACAATGGTATTGTTACGGAAACCTTTTCTTTAGATGTTTCTACAGAAATATTTACAGGTAATACAACGTTTTTAACGAAAGGTAAACCAGCAGTTATATATGATTTAACAAATGCCACAGGTGTTACAGAAGGTAGAATTTACTATGTTAGTGAAACATCTTTAAGTGTAGCAAGTAGTGGAGGAACATTTAGACTAACTACATCACCAGACGGTAGTTCTATAGGTGACCAATCATTTGGTGGTAGTAACGATTCTTCTGTCAAAGTTACATTTGGATTACCATTTAAAAATGAGGCTTTCAAAAACAACACAGATACTAATACAAGTAACTCTGCATATGCTAATGTCATAGGTAATGACAGTGATGACCCCGGTGAATTACCTCTCTGTAATTTTGAAGGATTAGCTGGAAATTGTTTTTTCTTCGATGGTAGTGATGACCACATATCGTATGACCCTCCAAGTGGTAACACGTTATCACAGTTAACAACAGAAGCTACATTTGTAGCACACGTTACACCACACGAAGATATGTCAGGAAGTACTAATTATGTATTGAGGTCAGACCCTGTACATATATTTATACATTCTAATGGTATAGTAAAGGCAAACGTATATGTTGATTCTACTAATTTTGTTAGATTAAATTCAAGTGCTATACCTATAGATGGTGTAACACCTACAGCTATACACGTAACTGTAGATACTACATTGAGAAGCGGTAACTGTAAATTATACATAAACGGTCAGCTACATGATGAATCAGGTCCAAGAACTAATGCTGGACCGGGTAGCGATGGTAATGGAGACAGTTGGGATACTGATAATGATGGTGCCCCTGTAAACATTCATGTATCTACTAATGATTTCCGTGTAGGACATACAACTAACAGTTTCCATGGTAATATAGAAGAAGTTGTAGTATATAATAAATGTTTATATCCTATAGCTCCTAAAGACACATCATTTATATTACGCAAGCCATTACAGGAAATAAGTAATGGTTCTCCTATATCATATAGTGCAAGACTATTCATGAAAGATTATCACAACATAAGAGGAGGTTCAACATCCGATGTCGCTACCTCTCCTTCTGTTTCATATAAAAAAGCGGCATTTAGGTTAGGTGATTAGATGTCAGTCGGTGACGCTCCAAGTGGATTTGTATTAAAGGCATATAAAACAGAGGCAAACGCTATATCAGATAGCGATGCACTAAAAGTTATAAGTTCTAAAGCTTATATTACTAACAATAAACAAGCAGCAGGGTTCAATTTCTTTACACATGAAAAATATTTCTTTAGGATTGAATCTAATGAAACAGTAAAAGAATTTTACATTGATTGGGATGATGGTGAAGATAATAATCCTACAGGACAGGCTAACTATAGTAGAATAGTTTTGGACTTTCCTTCTAACGTAGGTATAACAAGCCACATATTTACTAGAGATAAAATACACTTCCCTAAAATTAGAGTAAAATCTATTGATGGGTATCTATCTAAGTTTTACCAACCATTTGGTGACCAAACGTTTACTGGTATAGATGTTCTTACAGACTCGATGGATACACTAGCAGAAGGTAGAAATGATACGTTTAGAATAGAAGCTGATGTAGGCGTAGTGTCTGGGTCAGAGTCTATACCTATATTCGCACCTACCCCTAAACCACCTGTAGGTATACTAAAAGCAGACAAAAAGAGAGTTTTTGCTGGTATTACTAATAAATATTTAGGTGGCACAGGAGGTACTATTGATGGTGTAACATGTAGGTTAATAGGAAGTCACTCTACAATGGACTCAGCAAGGTCAGAAGTCAAAGTAAGAGTTACATTTTATGCTGGTGGTGCAGACCAAGATGACTTAAGTAATACTGGCAGCGGTGAATTAGTAGTAACAGATATGACTCTAGCAGGTACACCTACTATATCTAACGTACTAAGTGTTGTTAAGATGGAGTTAGTAAACTTATTAGAAGATACTGTTGATATGACTGATGCAGGTTCTGCCTCTGCTGTTAAATTATTTCCCGGTGAAAAATTGATGTTAGTAGTAGATGCTAGCGGTGCTTTTCAGGATGATACTCCATCTATTATTGGTGAAGTGTCTTTAGGTAGTCCTATAATTACTTCTGATGACCCAAAGTTTTCAGTGTCCTTAGACGCTACAGAAAGCTTTGCTAGGTGTCCTGAAACTACTATTGATGAGTTTAGAATATGGGATGGAGACTATCTTACAAACAATGGTTTTGATGAAGGTAATTCAGTAGTAGCAGCAAGCTCTACTAGTATAAGTGACATATTCGCAGCTGGCGCTGGTAGAGATACCCTACGAGCTCCATTAGGTATAAAAACTGCATCTTATGCTTTTCATCCTACAATGTCATTTACAGACGAATATCATCGTTGGTTACCCCAACAACTTTTAGCTATGGCTCAAGTTAAATCATCCGAATCAGCTGCAAAAGCTGACACAAGTGGAGCTAATGACACTAGAGCTACATATCAACACTCTTTCCTAGAACATTGGGTAGACGAATCTCAATCTAATAATTATGGTGAAGATAGAGAGGGAGTTGCACAAGGTTATAGCTGGCCTGATGATATGCGCAGTTCAGCTTTCTTTTGTTTTAAAGGCCCTTCCGATAGTGATAATTGGCATGATTTAAATCCATTTAACCGTTTGACTGGTTTAGATATGGAACATACATTATTTCATCAGACTGACAGAGCTTCTGTAACTGGTGGTACACGCAGATATGCAAATACTTCTACGAACGATTTAGACCAAGTAGGTGCGCAAGGTGCTTATATGATTACTGCTAGAGATAAAAAGTGGACAAAGCAACACTTCAAGGCTAAAGCATATAGTAGAGATACAAACAGGACTGGAGGACCATATAGAGCAGCCCCTATAACAGTAAATGGGGTAGCTAATAAAACCACAGCTAATGAATGGACTGGTGTATCACATTCTGCTGTAAGAGTAGAAATATTTTATACTGCTAGACAAGACGGTACTAGTAATATAATATGGAAACCACTAAAAAGAATAGATAATACTAAACACCCATACCTAAAAGATTCTACGTTCTATACCTCTGGTGCAATAGAATGGATGGAACCAGAAGATTGGGTTGAATGTGACCCCGGAGACATACCAGATAGATTTTGGCCCGGTGGTGACTTTGAAGGTGATGCTAATGCTTTTTCACGTGACTCTGATGCAAGTGGTAACTTCTTTGACGTTTCTAATCGATGGAACGCATCTAATAAAAAGTTTGGTCTAATGTGGGTTATAACGTCAGACGGAGGAGTTGACGGTCAGCACGATACTTTTGGATGGGGTCCGGATGTACATTATTCTTTCCCTGCTTCTAATAGACACAGTGTCTTGATTGATGTGGTTGACCCTATGCATGTATCTTTAAATACACACGCTATATCACAGAGTGTTTCTTATAATCATAAAGGTAAATATCAAATAATAGAAGATAGAATGGGTAAAGCAGAAATAAGAAAGATAGGAGCGTCAGGTGGTGCTTTGACATTTGGTGGTGTTGATTTAAAAGATAGTGATGGTACATTTACTAGAGATAGGTTTTATGATTATCAAAAACGTGGTACACCTGTATACTTTGATGTAGACCATAAGAGTGGTAATATATCAAGATTCTTTGGTGTAATTACTGATATGTCTGAAGACCATCCTGTCGGATTACAGTTTGGAAAATGGGGCATCACTATGGTATGTTCTCATATGATATATATGGATTCTACAGGTACTATATTGAGTGATGGATACGTTTCACTAGGTGGAGACTTAATAGATGAATTCAGATACGTATAGTGAACCTAAATTATTTATAGGTGATAGAGAAGTACAGACTTTCTCAAGTATACAATTTAGCGAGGCTGGTAAAAGTTTAGCTTCAAATTTAAATTGCACAGTAAAAGACCCACATTTAAGAGATGCTCCACTAAAAAATAAAGAAATAAAATTTTTCTTAAATTATGGTTCTGAAGATACAGTTCCATTTTTCAGAGGTAGAATAAGACAGGCTACCCCTAATGAGACACAAGTACAAATAGTTGCGTATGATGTTAGAACTTTATTGACAGGTAAAGAATCTATACCACTATCGTTAACAGATAAAAATAATTATGATGGTTATACCCTAGCACAGTTCTTACATGAATATATATCAGAGTATGTGAATGTTACAGAGACTGTAATAGGTTTAGATATGCTAAACGAAACTAATCCAGTGGTAAGTTTAAGTGGTGTCAGAGGTAATAAATTAAATGCTTTAAAAATTGTAACAGATAGACTACCAAAAAACCAAGATGATTTGACAGAAATAAAAAATAACAGACTGTCAATAATAGATGATGGTAACAAATCTAATATAGTTTTTATAAAAGAACAAGATTTAGATAGTGCTGCTATTAGATTTTCATATAGTGATGGTATAGATAAGTTATCTGTAAAAAAGAGACCAGCACCAAATCTTTTATCTACTAAAGTAGATGATGTAAACGTTATTTATAAACATAATAATTTAACTACAGGAGTACAAGGTGGTCAGATAGAAGGTAAATTTTCACATCCTGATGAAGCAAAACAAGCTGCTTTTGTACAAGCTAATTATGCAGAGATAGATTCTGAAATAACTATACAAACAACCAAAGGGCACTACTTAAACATAGGAAACGTTGTGTTCCTAAATGTTAGAGAGTACCCTAATGAGACTGGTAAACATAGAATTGTTTCTAAACAAGTTACTTGTACAGACTCAGGTGTTACTTGTACTTTACAACTAGCTAAGGAAAGACCACAGTTAAGTGAGTACCTTAGTAGCTAGAACTTGATTTATTATATTTAGCTCTTTCAGTGTCGCCTAGTTTATCTGCGGGTTCGTCAGGTGTAACAGTTCTAGCTTTGATAGTTCCCTCTTT